ATATAATCCTTCTTCACGGGGAAAAATCTGGCTGAGCAGAACTCTGCATAATCAGGCGTAACACGGATCGTTGCTTCGACCTCCATGCCTAATTTAGCATATTCTGCTATAATCCCCCCTACACCGCCAAGTTCTTCAACTTCCTTGTCGGTGGTTACTGTGACACTATCGTCGCCACAGATGATACTTACCCACTTACGCCCTGGTTTGTGGATGTGGAGCTTCATTGCCGCATTAAGCAATGAATCTGTGTAGCTAGTATCAGGCCACCCAGATTGCATAGTGTATGGGACTTCATACTTAGTACCTAATGAGGTTCGGCCTCTAGAGCGTGATGTGCGCCTAAGAAATCCTGCAACCTTACCGGGCAACAATCTCCTATGCAAGAGATTAGCTGTTTCGAAGGCAGGACCAGTTATGTGCTCATCATACCTGGACTGATCATCCTCCAAAACCACTACACGTTCACCATCGCCACAAAGGCTAATGATGAGTCTCAACGCTTTAGCAAAAGAATAACCAATTGCCTCAGCGCTCATGCCACATGTGTAGATTATGTGCCTCCCTAGATTAAGGTCAGCGGGATTCCACTTGCGAGGTCGCATCCCCTTCCGAAGTTTCTTGGCGGCTACCCTAACGTACGGGCCGCACTCCAAAGAAAGTTCGGGCGGACACCCCTGAATCATACGGGGGTCCTTTACGAGTGAGTCAACAATGTCCGCTCGTAAGACAAGTTCCTGCTTAATAAAAGAGGAAGCAACAGGTTGCACCGGTGCTGCGTAGCCATCGTGTTTTAATTTCTTAAACATTTCGCGCTTTGCGGGTGGAAATGTCTCAATCCATTGAAGGAATGGGACTTTAACATCCGCCTTAGCAACACACTTAATGAGGACAGGGACTGCAGTTGCTCGCAATTCTAGCCAAGCAGCTGCAACTTTGGGCATCTCCCCTTCAGCATGTTGTGGCAACTTCTTGCCAACGCGACCATTTAAAGAAATAGTTTCATTGTGACAACAATTTCTAAACACATCGGAGCGGAATCCCTTCACGCCCCATAGCATACGAGCTCCAAAGCCGGGGTTGCAGCGAGCCTCACCTGCTTTTGTGATAACGTATCCAGGTTGTGTCTCCACATCCTTACAACGTTGTTCACCAAGACAAAGGTTTTCAACAGTTCGCTTCTGTCTACTTAACCTTGCCCCCCCTCCTAAAGCTGCGGCGACATCCAAGGTCCATGCACGGCCTCGGACGGCGAAGGCTGTGAAGTTCCAAACGACATGCGTGAAACTTCCCAGCCATCCAGCCCAACCAGTGACCCCTAGGATAGGACCTCTGGCTGCACTAATAACGCTAGTGCACAACGCTGGACCACCCACGGAAGTGTGTCCAAGTAGGCGAGGCACAAATTGCCTCCAGCCATGGCAGCATGCTTCCACTGCTGCAACGCCTGCACAAACCAGCAGGTAGCATCCAACCCTCTTTGCCACAGCGACTGCCGGTGATTCCCAGCGTGCTAACTCGACACTCTTAAATTCAAATGAGTGTACAAGTGTTTCTTCGACGCAATTAGGATTGGATACCCTAACCGCATCGCTGACACACTCTGTGTAATCATCAAATCCATTTGGTACACGCTTGGCTATAGTACCACGCCTGAAAACCTCCAGATCGTGTCTGCCGCCATTCAAAAGCGGCCTCGTAAAACCATTACCATGTGTACCAGGACCCAATTCGTCCACAATCTGATACTGTTCACCACGAGTGCGGTCCATAAGACCTCTCATCGCAGTGCAAGACGCGTCTAAATGATCATTAAACGCACTCACAGTCTCAGTGTACTCACCCACCAAATTACCATTGACAATGGCATCAGAGTATCTTGTTCGCATCAACACAGGCGAGACAAGAGGTAGAGAAGCTGCCAAGTAGCTAGAGACCCTCATCTTGATGTAATCTTCGATCATTACACCCGCTATCACACGCAACGCTACTGTAGTCCAGTAAATGAGTTGACGATGTTCATGAGGCGTTCTCACGCTCTCAAATCCCCTCGCTTCAACATTCATAACCAGCCTAGCTCGCGATACGTCGACACGGCGCAATGGCCTAAACACATCAATGAGTCCCTTTGCCACCCCCATACAGCACTTAGGAACACCTGTCACATTACGGCATGATGTAGCATAAGGTTCGTAATCACGGTTGCGCTCAGCCTTGACTTCCGCCAAGACATTGTCCGCCAATGGGCGCAGCCAAACTGCATCACCAATGACAGCACCACAGCGCTCACCACGATCATTCTCCACACGCTTCACACCCATAGACAGGCGATTCTTAATAACTATAAGTTCAGCCTCCCTGAGGACACACCCCACCTTGCTATGCAACTCATTTCCATCAACACACAACTTGCTATTGCGTGCACGATTGAAAATTGTACGTCGTACAGCTTCCACATCATCGCGACTATCAAAGTCACGACGGTCCCACAGGGCCACCGCATTTGCCTTCAGTTCAACCCAGAGCGATTCGACCTCCTTCTCTTTTGCTAATGCTTTCGCATCAGCTACTTGATCCGGAGTGGGTTCAGCTTTCGCCTCACCACTATATGTAGGTTGACTCACGTCAAACCCACTTACATCTATCAGTGGCATGTTGCTGGAATCTACTGCATCACGTGCATCTTCAATTCTAGCTATGAGCTCAACTGATGGCCCACTCATGTTCCTGAAAGCTCTAGGACAATCTGCAGCCAGATGTCCCCG